TTCAAGAACAACTTGCCGACGCGCAGGTGTTTCCACTTGCCATCGGCCCCAGGAACGAGCAGTGCTGCCTCATGCGACAAAGACGTCAATACATGACGCAATGCAACCAAGACAAAACCACTGACTGCCACAGAACTTTTAACAATGAGGGCATTTCCGGTCACCCGAAAATCACCATCCTCATAGAAGCCTAGGACAACTTGGCCTTTCGGCCAAGCTTCAGTGGGCACAATCAGACTCGTGGGCAAAACCGCCTCAGGCAGCTGCGCCCCCGGCAAAGAGGGCGCGGCTGCCTTTAACAGCTCCTGCTTAGGAGTGCTGATAGAGATTTGCTCCAAGTCCCATGGGCGAAAAGGCCAATAAAGGACCTTCCACACCAGAAAGATTGGAGAAACCATGACTCGCGCGATGCGCGCCCGCTTCTCCCAGACACCAAAAAGCATCTGTAGAAGCAGGCGGATCACGTAAGCCGCCACCAAGCAACCCACCGTGGAGTGCACGATGGAGCGCCAGTTGGCTACGGAACTAGCAACCAAGCCCCCCAATTCATCCGACACAACGTCGAAAGATTGAAGAGCCAGGTCAACCAGCACACCTGAGGAGGTCTCAGGGCGAAGCACCTTCCGCAAAAGCGCTCCGTGGGCGATGATAGCATACTGGCCACCGCCATGTTGCTTCACATACTTGCATATGCGGCGCAACTTGATGTCCTGGTCAAGAATCACCATCGCCACAGGGGTGATAGTGTCCATCTCGAGGACCTCAAACAGCACATCCACAAACTCCGACGCTGAATACGTGGAGCGATGGACTGCCAAAGGAACCCAAGTCTGAAGATCATCATTAAAGTCAGCAAGACAATAATGCTGAACGGTCGGGAAAGACCCCCAGTTGTTGGGCTCAAGACGCTCATCATCGGAAGCGGAATCAGATTCCATCCATTGATACTCGTCTTCGTGACGGGGTTCGCCGTGGTCAATAAAGACCGGCTCACCGTCACCGGGATTGATGTAACCACCGGCCTCGGAGTCATACTCCTCGACCACAAGGTCAGGCAAACCTGGACCCTGCTTGATAGTGACATCGCGACCGCGCTCAGTATCAGGCACGACCACGGGGGCCATGAGAAAGCCGGGGCGCTGGGCCACGACGTTCTCAAAGCGGGGAGACGGCTCCAATTGCATTTTGCCGTCCCCCCTCACCGTGAAAGCCGCCAAACCGCTAGGAAATTGCGGCGTGACAGGCACCTTCACAGTGAATTGGGGAAGTTTTCCATCCTGC